TGGATCAGGTGGATTAAATGCAACCATTGATGTGGTTGTTGGCCAAGGATCTAGTGTTATAGATTTCTCAATAACAAACACTGGATATGGATATGGTGTTGGTCAAGTTTTAACCATTCCTTCTGGGGGTGCAACTGGAATACCAACAACAGCATCTTCTAATTTTGAAGAATTTAAAGTTGACATTCTAGAAGTTGATTCCGATACATTTGTAGCATGGTCCATTGGACAACTTCAAGTTCTTGATGATGTATCTCCATTGTTTGATGGAGTAACGAAGACATTCCCAATCAGTGCAAATGGAAATTCTTTCTCTATTCAATCTGCACCTGGATCACTTGTAAAAGTTCAAGATACTTTATTACTCTTTGTTAATGATATTCTTCAGGTTCCTGAAGAATCATATTTCTTCACTGGAGGAAGTAACTTTAGTTTTGAAGAGGCACCTAAAGCAGGTGATACCTTTAAATTAATTTTCTATAGAGGAACTGGTGGAGCTGATGTTGTTGACAGAGACATTATTGAAACTGTAAAGACTGGTGATGATCTTACTATTGGATACAGTAGAAAACTGAAGCAAACACCTTTGAATATAAATCAAGATAAATTCTTACAGGAAGATGCACGTACAGTTTCTGAGATAACATCCTCAAGTTCTGTTGATACAAATCCATATTCTGGAGGCGGTATTAGTGATCTAACTAGAATGTTGAGACCTGTTACATGGTGCCGACAGACTGAAGATAGAATTGTTGCTGGTAAGAACATTAGTAAGGCCAGAGATCTTTATAACGCAAGAATCTTCCCATCAACTCATATAATTAAATCTGTTGGAATTGGATCTACAATTGTTAGTGTTGATAATGTAAAACCATTCTTCAATGCTAAGAATGAAAATAAAGTTAACACTAATTTCCAAAAGGACATTGTTTTTGTAGATAATCCCCAGAACGTAGGAGCTTCTGCAACGGCAGTTGTTGGAACTGGTGTAACAGTTACATCAATAGTCATTACAGACGGTGGTAAGGGTTACACTAGTGCTCCATCCGTAACCATACAGAATCCTGTTGGGTTGGGAACAACCTCTAGGGCAACCGCTACAGCGACTATCTCTGGGGGATCTGTAACTTCTATCTCTGTTGATACGGGTGGAATTGGTTATGCACAAACAACTCATCCTAGAGTATTGATTGGACCTCCAACCTTCGTAATTGAGACAAATACAATTGATGCTTATTCGGGTGATTTTGGAATTATAACCGGAATTGGTACAACATCTATAGCAGGTGTTGCTGTTACTGGACTTGTTCTTGATCTTGTTATTCCATCCGATTCATTCTTGAGAGATGCTACTATTACCCAACCATCCGCAATATCTGCAAGTGGAATTGCTACTGGTGATCTGTTTGTTATTAGAAATTCAAATGTTGGTCATGGTGTAACCTCCTTAGACGAAAACAACGGCGTTGTAGGCGTTGGCACGTCCTTTATGGATGGAGTTTATAGAGCGGCACATGTTACTACTGGAGTATCAACCGATGCCATTGGTTTTGGACTAACTACAGTAACTCAAGTTGTTGTCAGTGTAAATAGTTTGAATGGATTAACTGGATTATCCACTGCTAGTTTCTATGGTGAGTATAGTTGGGGCAAACTGCTCCTTACGGATAGAAATAAAAATCAATCATATACAGTAAATACTTCAAATGGTATTACTGGAATTGAAACAGGCCCTGTTGTGATCAGACAAAAATCACTAAAGGTCAAAAGTTATAGTACCTAATTCATACTAAATAAAGAAAAATCCTGTTCAAAATGGCTGCAATTATAACTGATCAGATTAGAATTTTAAACGCAAAGAATTTTGTTTCTGGCGTCACTACATCTGATAACTCATACTATGCTTTTGTTGGATTACCAAACCCGACAGATATACAATCTGATTGGGATGATGATCCTCCCAGCCCTGTGGACAATTTTAGTCAGACTAACGATACATGGGATACCATGATCGCTATGAAAAAAATTACCTCAGAGGACATTAAACTTGTCATCAGAAAGGTAAGTTGGAATTCTGGAACAACTTATGATTACTATAGACATGACTATAGTATATCAAATATTCCAAGAAATGCTAATGGTACTTCATTGTACTCTGCAAATTATTATGCGATTAATAGTGATTTTAGAGTGTATATTTGTTTAGATAATGGAACAGATCCAGAAAATCCAAATGGAAGACCATCTCTAGACGAACCAACCTTTACTGATCTAGAACCAAGATCTGCTGGGACAAGTGGAGATGGATATGTTTGGAAGTACCTTTATACGATAAAACCATCTGATTTAATTAAATTTGATTCTACTGAATATATGCCAGTTCCTTTAAATTGGGAAACTAGCACTGAGCATGCCTCTGTAAGAGATAATGCTATTGATGGAAGTATCAAAACAGTTATTGTAAACAATAGAGGTGTTGGATTAGGAACCGCAAATAGAACTTATACTAGAGTTCCCATCAAAGGAGATGGGAGTGATGCTGAGTGTACTGTAGTCATTAACAATGATCAACAAGTTGATAGTGTCACAATCTCAAATCCAGGTAAAAATTATTCATTTGGTAGTGTTGATTTAGTTGCAGGAAACGTTCCAACCGGAACGGCTAATCCAAGTCTTGAAGTTATAATTTCTCCACCTGGTGGACATGGAAAAGATATTTACAGAGAATTGGGTGCTAAAAATGCACTTATGTATGCAAGAATTGAAAATGATGATGAAAATCCTGATTTTATCACAGGAAATCAAATTTCTAGAATTGGCATTGTAAAAAATCCTAAGTCATACAATTCCACGACAAATCTTTCCTTATCAAAAGCCAGTGCAGTTTATGCAATGAGGTTAGTTGGAACCGGATATAGTTCGGCAACATTTACTGCAGATTCAACTATCACACAGACAGTAGGGACTGGTGTTACTGCAATAGGTAGGGTTATAAGTTATGACCAGATTACTGGAGTTTTAAAATACTGGCAAGATAGAACTCTTGCGGGATTTAACACTGATGGAACGTCACAAACGTCTCCAACATACGGATTTGAATTGGAAAGATTCTCTACTGCAATAAGTGGAAATGGATCTTTTAGCATCGCAGGAACGACTTCTGGATTAAGTATTTCAACTACATTTAGCGGTCTCTCTACCACTCTAAATAATAGAACATATTACCTTGGACAGTCATTTACAAATGGTTTGTCAAATCCAGAGGTTAAAAAATATTCTGGAGATATAATTTATATTGACAACCGACCAGCTATTACAAGATCTTCAAACCAAAAAGAAGACATAAAAATTATACTGCAGTTCTAATAAACCATGGCGCAACAAACCAACCTCAATGTATCACCATATTTTGATGATTTTGATTCATCAAATGATTATTATAAGGTTCTGTTTAAACCTGGATACCCTGTTCAAGCGAGGGAACTGACAGGACTACAGTCAATTCTTCAAAATCAAATTGAACAGTTTGGTTCTCATGTATTTAAAGAGGGAGCCAAAGTAATTCCAGGAAATACTACTTTTGATACTGGATATACTGGTGTTTCAATTAATGCAACTCATTTAGGTGTTCCAGTTAGTGCATACCTATCACAGTTAATAGGTAAAAGAATATATGGTCTTACGACTGGAATTACTGCTGAGGTTGTAAATTTTATCACTCCTGAACAGAGTGATTTTGATATTACTACACTTTATATTTCATATCTCTCATCTGGAGTTGGTGATAACGCACAATCAGAATTTAATGATGGTGAACTTCTAGCATGTGATGAAAACATTGTTTCTGGTCCAGAGAATAGTGTTTTTGTTCCTGCAGGAGAATCTTTTGCGTCAACTTTAACAGAAAACTCTGTTACATGTGGAGCTGTTTTCTCAGTTGACAATGGTGTATATTTCATTAGAGGTAATTTTGTTAATGTTGCAGCACAAACTATAATATTAGATCAATATGATAATCTTCCTACAGGAAGAATTGGATTTAATGTTCAAGAAAGTATCGTTAATGCTGATGAAGATCCCACACTTGCTGATAATTCAAAGGGATTTAATAACTATGCAGCACCAGGTGCTGATAGATTAAGGATTAAATGTACTTTAGCATTTAAAGATTATGAAGATCTCAATGATAATAATTTTGTAGAACTTGCAAAAGTTGATGATGGCGTTCTTCAAACTGATTTTGTTAATGATACTTCTCAATACAATTTACTTAGAGATGAATTAGCAAGAAGAACATTTGCAGAATCTGGAGATTATACAGTTACTGCATTTGGAGTAGAGATTAGAGATTCTCTTAATGATAATCTTGGTAATGATGGTGTCTATCCAGCGGGACAAGATACTCCAGATGGAAGACCAGTAAGTGATGATGTTGGTTTATATGCTATCGCGCCAGGAAAGGCATTTGTTAGAGGATATGAAGTAAGATCTTTAGATACTGCTTACGTAAGTTTTCCAAAAACAAGAGATTCTGCTGTTTTAGAAAATCAAGCAGTAAATTATAACACAGGAGTAACTATAAGAGCGAATAATATTAAGGGAGCTCCTGAAATTGGTGTTGGAAATACGTATATTGTAAGTTTACGTGATCAAAGAGCTGGTGTTAGCACAAATGCTCCCGGCGAAGAAATTGGTTTGGCAAGAATATATGATTGTGCTTTAGAATCAGGATCTTATGATACGGAGTTTTCCACTGTAAATCAGTGGGATGTTTCGTTATTTGATGTTAGATTACAGACAAATATAACTTTAAATGAACCAATCCCAAGTCTTTCTGTACCAACTTTTATAAAGGGAAAGTATAGTGGATCAACTGCATTTTTAAGAGATGCTGTAACCGATAGTACATCCTTAAAACTTTATGATACCGTAGGAACTTTTCTTAAAAATGAACCACTTATTTTTAATGGTATAGAAGATACTAGAGTTGCTCTTGCAGTCACGGGACACTCGATAGCTGACGTTAAGGCAATTTACGGCGGTCCTTCTGTATCTGTTGGACCTGGTGTTGTTGGAGTTGGTTTAACTTTCGTTGCAGACACTATTCAAAAAGATTCTTTCTTCTTTGGACAAGCACAAGTTACTGATAGAGTTAAATCAACTGGTATTAGCACGGTAACTAGTATTTCAGAAAGATTCCCTGGAGATTTGAAAGTTGGTAATATACTCGCATTTACAAATACTGGTATTGCAACTGCTCAATCAACACAAACTTTAGCAAGAATTGTTAGTGTTGGTAGTTCTCAAGTTACAATTACTGGTGTTACAACAGTATCAAAAGTAAGCGAGGGATCAATTCCTCAAGTAGGGGCAGCAAATATTATAAGTGTATCTGATTTAAGACTTATTAGCACTCCTTTAGCAGAGGCTGGTGATAATAGATTATATACAGAAATGCCAAAGAGAAACATTTCAAATGTTGATCTTAGTGATGCACAACTGATTATTAGAAAATCTTACGATGTTGTTATTACAACAAACAATGAACTAAACTCTGGTGTTGTTGCTGGAAACAATGAAACATTCCTAGCATTTGATGAGGAAAGATACTCTCTTGTAAGGCGTGATGGAACTACTGAAGTTCTGACATCAGATAAATTAGCATTTACCAGTGGCAATACAGTTCTTCAAGTTAATAATATTGGTGCTGATTTGTCTGCCAACATGGAGGCAAAATTAGTCACCACGCTTAAGAAAATAAAACCCAAAGCAAAACTTAAGAGAAAGAATAGAGTAAACACTCTGATTGTTAATACATCTAAGTTAACTGGTTCTGGTGTTGGAGCCACCACTCTAAATGATGGTCTTTTATATGGAAATTATCCATATGGAACAAGAGTGCAAGATGAGAGAATTTCTCTTAATACTGGCGATATTATAGAAATTTTGGGAGTTTTTGAATCAAATAATACAGCACAAGCATCTGCACCCAGATTAACCCTAACTTCAATTTCTGGTCCTACAGGTAAAACATCCGATTTAATAATTGGAGAAAAAATTACAGGTCAGACTTCGGGATCAATTGCTGTAGTTGCAGAAAAGGTTGCAGATCAGCAACTTAGTTACATTGATCTAAATGATTTTGGTTTCAGTGAAGGAGAAACTGTTACCTTTGAAGAATCTGGTTTACAAGCAGTAATTTCTTCTTTAGACATTCCGAGTAAAGATGTTTCTGCAAATTATACGTTTAATAATGGTCAGAAATCAACTTTCTATGATTATGGTTTCTTAACTAGAAATTCTAATGCAAAAGAACCCACCAAGCAGTTAAAAATCTACTTCAAAAATGGATACTATGAAGCTTCTGACGATGGAGACATAACCACACATAATTCATATAATACTTTTGAATATGGAAAAGAAATTCAAACAGTTAATGGAAATAGAAATACTGATGTCATTGATATTAGACCAAAAGTATCTGATTACATTGTCGCAGAAAATACTAGATCACCACTTGAATTCTTAGGTAGAAGCTTTACCGCTTCTGGAAATTCTGCAACAAATATTTTAGCCTCTGATGAATCTATTGTAACAAACTATTCTTTCTATGGTGGAAGAATTGATAGATTATACATTAATGACAGAGGAGACTTTGAATTAAAATTAGGTAATCCGGCAGAGAATCCAGAAAAACCAGATCCTATTGATAATGCATTAGAAATTGCAACTATCACACTTCCCCCATATCTCTATAATACGGAGGATGCATCGATTCATTTCTTAGATCATAAGAGATATACGATGCGTGACATCGGAAAACTGGAAGATCGGATTAGAAATCTAGAATACTATACTTCTCTTTCTATCTTAGAAACAGAAACTGCTAACTTGTTTGTACCAGATAATTCTGGATTAAACAAATTCAAATCAGGTTTCTTTGTAGATAACTTTACATCATTCTTACCTCAAGAAGATAGTAGAGTTATTAAAAATAGTATTGATCAAAGTAATAAAGAGTGTAGACCATCACACTACACAAACGCTATTGATTTAGTTGTTGGTCCAGTTGATCCTTCAGCCGAAGATTTAACACTAAATGCATCGGCAATATTCCCCGAGGGAACTAATACCAGAAAAACTGGAGATATTGTTACTCTAGACTATGAAGAGGTTGAATATCTTGCTCAAGAATATGCAACCAGAACCGAGAGTGTTACACCATTCCTGTTGAGTTTCTGGAGGGCAAATATTAAACTGACTCCAGCATCGGATACTTGGACTGATACTGCTAGAGTTAAAGCAAAAGTTATTGATGTTGAAGGAAATTATGCAAGCACTGTAGATATTGCTGCCAGACAGTTTGGTGGATTTGATCCACAAACTGGTCTAACACCTGTTCTTTGGAATGCATGGCAAACTCAATGGACTGGCACTAGAACTACTGTTCGTAGATCACAAAGAACAGAAGTTACAGGTCGTAGAAACTTCTCTACTAATACCAGTGAACGTGGTGGAACTAGAACTAATAGATTCCAAGCTACTACTAGAACTACCTTCCAAGATACATTTACTGATAATTTCAGAACTGGTATCGCTACTAGAACAGGTAGAAGACAGTTAATTACTCCTCAACTTGAAACTGAGAGTCTTGGAGATAGAACTGTCAGTAGAGAAGTGATCTCTTTCATGAGATCTAGAAATATTGAATTTGTTGGTAGAGGATTCAAATCACTAACTCAAGTTTATCCATTCTTTGAAGGTATTGACGTATCCAAATTCTGTATTCCAAAACTTCTGGAAGTTCAGATGCTTACAGGATCTTTCCAGGTTGGAGAAACTGTTTTTGGAAGACCTATTAAGAGTCTTTCTTCTGGTGGAGCATCATTTAGAACTGGAATGCAAATAAGATTTAGATTATGTCAACCTAATCATAAATCTGGTCCATATAATGCACCAGAAAGAATATATGCAAGTAATCCATACACATCAACTGTTGGAGCAAAATCAGATGAAGCCCAAAGAGGTGAATTTGAACTGTTTGCATTAGGATCTGCACAAGCACTTCCTTCTACCTATTCTGCAACTTCTACGCTTCTTAATGTTGATACCTTAGCACTTGCAGAACAACCTGCAGGATCATTCTTTGGATATATTGAGACTGGAATGATCTTATATGGATCCACTTCAGGTGCCCGTGCTAGAATCGTAAATAATAGACTTGTCACTGATTTAAGTTCTGATATCTTGGGAAG